ACCCAGTAGACTTCCACGGTGGCATTATCATAGTGACCCGCAGCCAAGTCAGCCTCGTTGATATTGCTGGAGGACAAAGCACCCTCAACCTCGAAGTTGTCCACTGCAAGGCCCATGCTGGAGGCAAACTGCGAGGCAGTGAACCCGGTTGCCGCCTCGTAGGTCACCCCGTCAAAGGTCAGATCGTTGTCATGGTCGGTGAAGCCCTGGACCAGCCCGTCGTTACGGGTGATCTTCCAGCAGTAGACCATTTTGGTGGCACGGCCGTCAAGGTGGGTTTGCAACCCGGTTGAAAGAGACTTGGGCATTAGACTTTCACCTCAATTACGTTGACCTGCGGAATTTGACCAGCATGGAACAAGTCCACGGTCACATCGATATGGTCATTGGCAAACCGGACTGGAACATCAAATTCGTATCCAGCCTTGATCACGTGTGTATTGGTCGGGGCTGTGTCGAAAGTGATGATCCCGGTTTCAGTGTTGATAGAGTAGTCGGCACCGTCAATAAGGGCTCCGTTCACTTCGACCAAGACAGTTCCACTGACCGGTTTCTTGATGGTGCGGGTATAGGTAGCCGGCCCCGAGGTATAACCCTTGAGTAGCTGGAAGGCTGTTTCAGTTCCGTCACCTGTTCCAATCACTTGATCGTCACGCTTCGGGTTCTTGTTGGGTGCACAGGACTTGTAGTCAGCCCAGTCTTTCCACCGGAAGCCATACAGACGGCCCAAGCGAGCTTCAAAGAAGGCAAGGACATCGTGCAGGTCGTCAATGTCGCGAATGCCCAAGCCAGCGTCGTATTCACGACGGCTGTCCGCCCACACCGAGTTCCGCTCTTCATAGCCTGAACGCAGGGTCACAATATCAGTGCGACGCCGTGGACCCCCTGAGGACCCACGGCTGATTGATGTTGGGAACTGAACCTCGTGAAAATCAGCCATTAGCTATTCCTTTGTCCACGTGCCAGCATACGCTGGGCTCGGGCTGCCATCTGGCTCTCAGACTTACGGAAGCCCTCGACGTCCGGAGTGCTGATATTGAAAACCACCGTGTTGCCACCGCCGCTCGAGGAAGCCTCGCCTGCAGGAGTAACCTGCACACGTTCGCCACGAGAGGCCCGGAAGGCAACGACGTTCTTGTCCACACCACCAGTGCCCCCAACCATGAAGTCGGCGCCCTCGTTGTGCCCGGGCAGAGCCGCAGCATCCCCTGGAAACAACCCATCCAGAATGCCTCCAAAGAAGTCCTTCAGTGGCGCAATAATCATCATTTGGATGCCGATTTGGGCAAGGTCCTTAATGACGGAGGTCGCAAACTCATTGAAGTTGAAGGTCCCGGTCTCTACAAAGTTGTTAAGGGCCGTCTCCATATTGCTGAACACCGCATCGGTGATGTCATCGATAAGCTCCATGCGTTGCTCGAGCTGGGCCAAAGCGTCGGCCTGCTCACGGATGAGTTCAATATCCTGTTGAGCCAGGATAGCACCTTCACGCTGGGTAATCTGCAGAGCGTCTTGCAGGATTTGCTGTTGCTGCATACCCTGGTTGTTCCGCATGAGGTTGTCGTAACGGGTTTCAAGCTCTTGGTTGATTAGCTGGATAACGCTGAGGTATTCCTTAGACTGGCCCGTGCGATCTGCTCCCATCAAGCCGCCTTGGCCACGCGGAGTGACAGAGACTTGTTCCCCCTTGGATGCCCAGAAGGAGATGAGGTTCTGATCGATACCGCCATTGCCACCAACGGTGAACGAGCCACCAGAGTTGAGCGTGGCAAGTCCATTGGTTCCCACCTGGTCGCGCGTTACGCCAGGGCTATACGACGCCATGATAGGACCGTTGTTGTTGGCAGCAGGGCTATACGACGCCATGATAGGACCGTTGTTGTTGGCAGCAGGGGTCTCCATGTTATTGATAATGGAGGCCGCTGCTGCAGCCCGGATGAGCTGGTCCGCAAACCCTCGTGCCCCTTCTTCCAGCGGGGTGAAATTGATCCGGTCAAGTGTTGCCTCAGTTTCAAGGCTAGCATCAGAAGCTCCCTGAACAGGCTGGCGGAACCGCTCAGCTTCAGTGGCGAGTTCATTCAGGCGTTCAGTGTTGGCGCCCAGAGCTTCCATCATGGAGCTTTCCAGGTCACGGGCGTCTTGCAATGCCTTCAGCAGGTCAGCAGTATCGGAAATCCAGCTAGAGCCACGAACCAAGTTACCGGCCATCTGAGCCGCTTCAAGACCAGCTTGAAGAGCTTGCAGAGCCTCAACCTTCTCAGGAAGGCTTTGAGCGGCAGCGGCAGCTTCAATCTCAGCATCCAGTCCACCGATAGCCGTGGCGATATTGGCCAGCTGCTCTTCAGCTTGCTGAAGCCAGAATTGAGCTTGCTCGGTTGGTGCCTGCGTCAGGTCTGAAGGCAGAGCACTGAGAGCGATTGCCAAGTCCTCGGCAGCCGCAGTAATTTCAGGGCCAGCACCACGAACCCGTTCAATGGCGGCGTAGAAGGCATCGATTGTGCCAGTGCCATCGCGAACAGCCGCAAGGGTATCATACAGGGTTTCCATGTCTGAGTTACGGAATAGGATGCCATCTTCCCGATCAGGGTTGTAGCGTCCAATGATACCACCAAAGGCACCAATCTCGCTAAGAGCGGTGCGGATATTGTCAAGGTTGAACGGGTTAAGACCTTCACCCCCAATTTCGCGCTCCATAATACGAATTTCGTCTTGCAGGGTTCCAAGAGACGCCTGCAATTCAGCGCGAGACTGGCGAAGCATTGCCTCAGTGGTCAGGTTGGTAACCCCACCAAGCTCAAGCTGTTCATCCGCCGCAATTTGGATCATCTCATTGTATCTTTGGAGAGCATCAACACCGTCTACCATAACGTCGCGAAGTCGCTGGATTTTATCTGCCGCCCTATCGGTGTTATGGTAGACAAAGAACGCCACACCAGCAAGCAAAGCCAATCCAGCGACAATAGGCCCACCTAGGAAGCCCATAGCCAGTTTAAGTCCAGAGGCTGCTGTAGCCAGAAGACCAACGTTAGTGGCCATTCGACTAACAGCAAGGATTTTGCTGGCAGTAAAGCCTACGCCCCAAGCGACACCCAGGGAGAACAAAAGGTCTGCAAGAGGCTCAATGTTGTCGGCGATAAGAATAATACTACCCGCAACCGCTCCTGAGATGGCCTGAGCCTCTTCGGAAGTCGAAATGTATTCAGTTAGCTTGTTCCTGAGCACCGTAAACGCCTGGCTGATAGTTGACTCAGTTTGAGCAAACATATGGGCAATCATCGGATACTGGGACATAATTGCTTCAAAAAATTTCTTTGACGAAATCTCGCCTTCAATAACCATGCGGCGCAGGCGAGCAACCGAACCACCAGCCTCGTCAATACCGCGGGCAGCAGCCAGAGCAATTGGGTAAGCGCCCTCAAGAATGGAGTTGAATTCTTCGCCCCGCACAATGTCTGTGCCGATTGCTTGCGAGAGCTGGATCAGAGCGCCTCGAGCAGTATTTGCACTGGAGCCCTGAACGGCAAGGCCCATACCAACGGCTTCCACGAACTGCAGAACCTGTTTCTGGTCGACACCGAGTTCACCCGCAGCCATCATGCCTTTTTGGAACAGCTGTGCTAGTTCCTCGATTGGCGTTCTGGTCCGACGGGCAATAGCATACAGGGAATCCATCGAAGATGTAGCTTCCCCGGTGCTCTCGCTTACGATGTTGATCCGGTTGGCCACTACTGTTGCGCTGTCAGACAGGCGCATGAGTTCCATGGCTACGATACTTGCACCGAAGGCGCCAACATACCGATTGAGGAGCATGAACGGTCTGTCGGCGCCCCGGGCCGAGGCACCTACACGATCGACCCCGTTGGCCAAATCGTGAGACCCACGGGCCGCACGTTCCACATCGGTGGTATATCGGTTCGCCTCCGGGAGTGAAACAACTGGTGGAATAACTGGCGAAAGACCAGTCGTCCTATCTCGCACATTGTTGCTGGACACAAAGTCCGTTTGCATGGCACGAACTGCCCGCAACTTGCGTATAATGTCATCCAGCTCTGCCTCGGCCTGGCGGAACTCGTTGACTGCATCCCATTCAACGTTAGTTCCCATCTCACGACGGGCGGCACGGAGATTGGTGCCAATCTGGACCAGGCCAGCGTTGGCTTCTGCAATTGGAGTGCTCAGCCAAGCTGAACGGGACCGCGGAGCCGCAAGGGCTCGACGCAGTGATCGGATTTGTTCGAGTGTCCGGTTGAGCTGGGAGGTGGGCGAAATGTTGTTGAGGGACCTACGAAGGTCTCCAAGCTCATTTCCGGCGCGGTCCGAAGCTGACGCTAGGTCCTCAAGGTTCCGCTTGACTTGGCGGGTGCCACGTTCCGTGACAATGATGTCTATGCGTTCAGTAGGCATTACGGGTTCCCGCCAAAGTCATCAAAAATCTTGTTCCGGCGAACTTCGATGCGGGCTTGGTCAATTGCCCTACGAACCCAGCCGGCCGCTTGTTGTTTGGAGTGCCCTTGGTCAAGAGCCTCGATATAGTAGACCGGGTTGGAGACATAAAAGGACGTCCCACCCGCAGCCTCAGAAATTCCGGCATTCACAAACTTTTGCAGGAACCCTGCAGAAGGTGCTCTGTCGATACGCGAATAGGCAGCGGCGATGGCTGCTGCGGCGTTCCGAGTTTCACCGAGACCCAACCGGCTCCCAGGAGCAAAGGCAGATCGCACAGTTGCCGGGGAAGCTCCTGTTGCGACCTGCCAGTTTGATCGTGCC